TTGAAGCACAGTTTATGGATCGTAAAATTGATGGACTAGATGAAGAAAAATCTGTTGCTTTTGCCGTGGATAAAAAAGGAGAAACAATTAACCGGGATCTTTTATTCCAAAAGATATTTGGTAAACCATATCCAACAGGAGAGCAAGGAGGCGTTGAAGCCTAATGAGTACTTTTCAAGTGAAAGCAGCCGAAGTTATTCAGCCTAATAGATTGTTAACTTTATCAAGCGACACTAATGGAAGTGCTATTATTTCCTTGACTAAAGCAGGGGGAAATCCTGATTTTCATTCAACTAGACAAATTGCAAAGGATCAAAAAGTAACAGTTAGTTTTAACGGGAAAAAGGCTTGGACAATTGAAGCTGGAGAGGATTTAAAAGCAGGTCAAAGAGTGCAAGCCGGTCAGGATGGAAAATTAGTTAAATCTACTGGTGCCGGGATTGGCTATGTATACGCAGATGTAACAGCTAGTTCATTAGCAACTCTTATTCGTACTTCCAGCGGCACCCCTGGCCCGCAAGGGCCAGCAGGAGCAACAGGTCCACAAGGGCCAGCAGGGGCAACGGGGCCAAAAGGAGACAAAGGCGATACAGGAGCAGCAGGGTTTGGTACAAAATCACAGTATGACGATATAATTGCTCGTCTAACAGCATTAGAAAGCAAGTAGGCTAGATGATAATATCTAGCCCTTTTTTATTTTTATCTAAAACCAAAAGGAGACTAAAAAAATGGCGAATTTAAAACGTAACGTGATCGAATTAGTAAAAGAAGTAACAGCAGATGGAGAAGTTATTACAGAGAAGTTTTTAACCCCACCCTTTATTCCTCTATCTGTTGTTTATCAAGCAATGGATTTAGTGGAAGAAGCACAAAAAGGTGAAACAGCTGAAAGAGAAATGTTTGACCGTATGATTGATTTTGTAGTGAATGATATTTACGGTAAAAAATTCACTAAAGACGAATTAGTAAATGGGTTACATGCTCCAGATGCTGTTGAGGTAATTAACGATCAAGTTTTATTTGTGTCTCAAGGAAGACAAAGTGATGAAACAAAAAAGTTCCTGGAGAACAAACGTTAAGTGACGAAGATTTCACAGCAGAAAAACAAAAAGAATACCTAAACAAGCTCATTTTGTCCTTGATAGAAGAAGGTAAGGACATTAATGAGGTATTAGCCATGCCTTACCACTTTGTCTTGGAAATCTTACGCGAGCGAAATAAACCTAAACAAGAAAAATCCTTAATTGCTGCATTTGGTGGTTAAGGATTTTTTTGTTTTTCAAGAAAGGGGGTAAGTGTCTATGGAAAGAATTGAAGGTATGTCCATTGGCTTGAATTTAGAGACGTTACAGCTTGAGCGGGGTTTAACAGGTCTTAAAGATAGAATGAAAACCCTAAATTCCGAAATGAAAGCCCATCTGTCTGCTTTTGATCGTGGCGATAAATCTATTGAAAAATATGAAGCTACCTTACAAGGCTTAAATAGAAAAATGGAATTGCAAAAGCGTATTGTAAGTGAATCTAGAGCTGAATATGAAAAAATGATTAAAGACTATGGCGAAGGATCTAAAGAAGCTGAAGCAGCTGCAAGGTCTTATAATAATCAAGTTGCATCTTTAAATAATTTAGAACGTGCGGTTAATCGTACTAGCCTTAGTTTAACTGAACTAAAAGAAGATCAGGGAGCTTTGCAGAATAACTGGAGTAAGTTAGGGCGCGTATTTGATGAAACTGGCTCAAAATTGACCGGGCTAGGTTCTAAAATGCAGGGGGCAGGATCTGCCTTAACTTCATCTCTTACTTTGCCTATTGCTGGTGCTGGCGCGGGAATAATGGGTTTGGCTACTAAATTCAATAACTCTTCTGTAAAAATCCAAAACTCTTTAGGCGCAACTGCTAAAGAGACAAAGAAGCTAACTCAAATTTCAAAGAATATCTATAATGATGGATTTGGAGAAAGTTTAGAAGAAGTTGACACGGCTTTACTTGAAACAAAGCAGAATATCACTAATTTAAACGATAAAGACTTAGAGAAAATTACTAAGAAAGCAATGACCTTGGCCAATACATTTGATGCTGATGTAAACGAAGTAACCAGGGCAGGAAACACGCTCATTACAAACTATGGTATGAGTGCTGATAATGCATTTGATTTAATGGCCAAGGGTGCTCAAAATGGCATGAATTTCTCAAAAGAGATGTTTGATAATATGGCAGAGTACTCTATAAGCTTCAAAGAGGCCGGATTCTCTGCAAATGAAATGTTTGCTATTCTTTCAAATGGTGCTAAGAAAGGATATAACCTAGATCGTTTAAATGATACGATGCTTGAATTTAAGCTCCAGGCCGAGGATTCAAGTAAATCTTATGTAGCTGCTATGGGTTCAATGTCCAAAAGTACGCAAGAGGTTTATAAGGAATATGAGAACGGAAATGCGAGCGTAGCAGATTTATATAAAGCTGTAATACCTGACCTTCAAAAGATGAAAAAAGAGCTGCCAGCCAAGGAATTCAATACGATAGGAAAAGCGCTTTTTGGCACGAAGTGGGAAGATCAAGGGGCAGATGTTGTTTTATCCATGAAAACCATTAATAAAGAGCTACAAAATAATAAAGGTACAATGGATAAGATGACTAAAAATGTAGAACAATCCTTTGGTGCTAGATTAAAAGGAACTCTACGTGAAGCAGGAACAGCATTGTTACCTTTTGGGAATATCCTTCTTTCTGTAGCTGAAAAGATTCTTCCTAAAGTATCATCTGGTGTTCAAGCAGTCTCTAGCTTTATATCTGCATTATCTCCAGCCGTACAAACAGTAGGGCTTATTTTTGCTGGACTGTTAGCAGCACTTGGCCCTGTAATTACTATGGTAGGTATGTTTGTTGGTGCTATAGGTAATCTTTTACCTGTTTTTACGCCAGTGATGGGGGCTATTGCACGGGCCGGAGGTTTATTAAATGTTCTAAGAGCGGGGCTTGCTGCTTTAACTGGCCCGGTGGGAATAGTCATAGGTGCAGTAACCTTATTAGGCGCTGGATTTGTGGCCTTATATCGCAACTCTCAAACGTTTAGAAATGGCGTTTCTGGTGTAATGAGCGGTATACAAAAGCTTGGACAAAGTGCGCTAAATATCTTAAAACCAGCTATTGAGTCGGTTAAGCAATTCTTTCAGAGTCAGCTATCCGTGATAAAGAAATTTTGGCAGGATAACTCTACAACTATACTTCAGACCCTTTCAAATATAGGCAGCGTGGTACGTGTAGTTTTTCAGGGTATTTCTGCTGTAATTGGCTTTGTCATGCCCTTTATACTTTCCATAATTAAATCGGTTTGGGGAAATATACAGGGTGTCATAAGCGGAGCGCTAAATATTATTATGGGGCTAGTGAAGGTTTTTTCTGGTCTTTTTACAGGCAATTTTTCAAAAATGTGGGAGGGCTTAAAGCAAATATTTAAGGGAGCTGTTCAATTCATTTGGAATTTTGTGCAGCTGCAAATGTTCGGTAAGCTCCTTTCTCTAGGAAAAGTCTTTATTACCTCTTTCCGTGGTGCCTTTGTCGGATTGTGGAATGGTTTGAAATCGTTATTTTCTTCAAGTGCAGGAGCTGCAAAAAATGCTGTAGTGGGATCTTGGAATATACTTAAATCAGTAACGACAACTATTTTTAATGCATACCGTTCTTTCCTTTCGGGAATATGGAATTTCTTGAAATCTATGATTACTAAAACAGCATCTGGAATAGTTTCTGCTGTTCGTGGTTCGTGGAATTTACTGAAATCTGTAACAACAACTATTTTTAATGCATACCGTTCTTTCCTTTCAGGAATATGGAATTTTTTGAAATCCATGATTACTAAAACAGCATCCGCAATAGCTAATACTGTCCGTTCAGCGTGGAATTCCTTGAAATCTGCAACAACAAGTATTTTTAATTCTGTCCGTGGTTTTCTAACTTCATTGTGGACAGGAGTACAAAAAACGGTATCTAATTTAGCCTCTAAAACAAAAGATGGGGTAGTAAATGCCTGGTCAACTTTGAGAAACCGAACAACTGAAATTTTTACAAATATTAAAAGCAAAACATCGAAAATTTTTGATGATATAGTTTCTGGAGCCAAAAAATTGCCCGGTCGAATTGGCAGCGGGATCAAGCAGATGGCTGGAAAAGTAAAAGATGGCGTGTCTGCTGTTGGTGCAAAGCTTGCTGGCGGTCTTGAGACGGTTCTTAATAACATTACTCAAAAGGGTATTAATGTTGTTTTAGATAAGATCGGTGTTAGCAAGAAAAGCCAAATTCCTAGATTAGATATTCCTGGTTATGCAACAGGTACTGATTCACACCCAGGCGGTTACTTTTTCGCGGGTGATGGGGGGAAAAACGAATTAATTCGTTTCCCGGATGGACGAATTACAATGAGTCCCAACAGTACTACATTATATTGGGGGCCTAAAGGTACTCAAGTATTAAGTGGTGAGCAAACGGAACAAGTAATGGGTGCAGCACCTCCAATGTATAAAAAAGGTACAGGCGTGAAAAATCCACTGAAAGCAGTCGGAGAATGGACAAAAGAAAAAGGCTCTCAAGCTCTAAGTAAAGGGAAAGATCTGGCTGGAAAAGTAGCTGATAGTATTGGCGATGTATTTTCGTATATATCTAACCCTAAAAAGTTAGTTGATAAGATATGGAAAACTCTTAGCTTGAAAATGCCAAATGTCGGCGGGATTATGGGCCAGATTGCAAGTTCTGGTGTTAGTAAAATCAAAGATGGAGCCGTTAATTTTCTTCAAAGTAAGTTAAGTGAATATATGCCTAGTGATGATGGTTCCTCTACTGGAATTGGTAGCTATTACTTAAACAGTCCGTTTAGAATCACAACACGTTTTACGCCTAACGGAAATAAAAACGATAGAGTACACAAAGGCGGGAAACATAACGGCCTAGATTTAGCTGCACCCGCTGGCACAATTATCAAGTCATTGACTGATGGAATTGTACGAGAAGTACTAATAAATAATCCTACTGGCGGTAACTTGGTTCGTATTGCTTCAGGAAAAGATTTATTATCTTATGCTCACATGCTTACAGCTCCACCTGTTAAAGTGGGACAAAAGGTAAAAGAAGGGCAAAAAATTGGCCTTGTGGGTTCAACAGGATTTTCAACAGGAAATCATTTGGATCTTAAAATTAAGAGAAATGGAAAGTATATTGATCCATTAGCTTATTTAAAAGGTATGGCTGGTAGCGGCCCTGCTGGTAAAGGTGCAAAAGCATGGCGCTCTTTAATTTATAAAGCAGCAGCACAAATGAATGAAAAAGTTACAGAGCGTGAAGTTAACGGGATTATTGCCCAGATTGATAGGGAATCCAAAGGTAACGAAAAAATCATTCAAGACTCAAGACTACGTGATATTAACGTCAGAAATGGAAATCCCGCAAAGGGCTTGCTCCAATACATCCCGCAAAGCTTTATGCGCTATGCCTTAAAAGGACATACCAATATCTTTAACGGCTATGATCAATTGTTAGCCTTTTTCAATAATACATCTTGGAGGAAGAACCTAAGATACGGGAAATCTGGTTGGGGGCCTACTGGAAAACGTAAATATAGAATGGGTACTGGATTGTTCGGACACATCGGAGGCGATGCAATACTAGGTGATGGAAATAAAAAAGAACCTTTCTTGCTTCCAGATGGCACTTTAGGATTAAGCCCAAACAAAGCAACATTGTTCCCTAACCTTCCTGCAGGAACAGTCGTATGGTCAAGTATTCAAGACTTTTTAAAGGAATACGCTGGCTTTGCAGCTCCAGCTAATAACAATAGAACAGATGCTATGAAACTAGTAGCTTTGGCTGGAAAAGAATTTCAACAAAATAAAAGCTCGAATCCGTTATCTACTTCTACAGGCAATAATACAAGTACGAACCAAGGGCAACAGCAAGAGCAATCTATTCATGTTGAAAACCATGTTTCTGTTTCTTACGCAGGTTTGCCAAATAGGGATGATGTCATTAAATTTGCTAAATGGCTGCAAGAGATAATGGACGAACAAACAGAACAACAGCTAAGAGCTAAAGGAGTAAGGTGGGTAGTACATGGCCAGTCTTATTAAAAGTTTTGCAGGGGTTAACACCCCTGACTTTTTAATTATAGATAAAGTTCATTTGCCGCCTTTGCCGCCTTCTGAACTAACATCTATTGATATACCTATGAAAAGTGGTTCACAGTTTGTAAATAAGAAGCATGGAAACCGAACGATAACTATCGATTTAACCATTAAAGCAACTAACCGAGATAAAGTAATGTCAATGGGGGATCAGCTAGCCGATTTTTTACAGTATGACGAACCACAACCTATTATTTTTCGGGATCTGCCAGGGCGGAAATATTATGCCATTTTAGACGGTGACACGGATCTTGAAAAGATTGAACATCTAGGAAAAGGCAGCATTAAGTTAATTTGTCATGATCCGCATGGATATGGAGAGCAAAGATCCTATAACATCACCTCCAACACTACTATGTTAGTGAATTACGGTAATAGGCAAACAGCTCCACAAATCAGCATGACATTCACTAAAAATGTAACTGACTTTTTTATTGCAACAGATAAGCAAAGCCTTTATTTTGGAGAGCCTTTTGATCCAACAGAAAAGACAGTAACCGATACAAAACCAGTTATTTTAAATG